AAAGGGTATTGACAACCCGAAAAGATAGTGTACACTAAAAGCACGTTTCAAGAAAGGAGAGCGTAAACGTGGCAAAAGTTTTTATCGTACAAGAGATGCCCAATCATGATATTGCGCCTGCAATGAAGTATGGGGACATGGTGGTTCTATTGGACCCCAATACCCAGATTGCATTCAGCACAATACCTACGGTTCGCACACTGCGGCGCAAGCTGCGGGAATACAAGGATGGGGACTTCCTGTTGTTGACGGGTGACCCTGTAGCTATCGGCTTGGCCTGCTCGATAGCTGCTTTCTATAACTCTGGCCGTTTCACAGCCCTGAAGTGGGATCGACGTGAAAGAATGTATATCCCTGTTAAAATTGACATCACTGAGAATGGAGAAAGAGATGAATAACATTGAAATGTTTGAGCACGACGCTGGCGCATTGACTGTCCAGAATGACGATTTGCAATCTGTTGGTGAGTTGGCCAAGCGTGCTAAACAACTTGAGAAAGAAATCGAAGAGCTGGAAGACACCGTCAAGGAACGCAAGGAACAGCAGCGCAAGTTGCTTGAAGAAAGCATCCCCGGTCGTCTGACTGAGCTGGGTATGAAGTCGTTCAAGATGTCTGACGGCAGCCTGATCGACATCAAGGCGTTCTACAACGCCAGCATCAAGGAAGAAAACCGCGCCAAGGCCTATGAGTGGCTTCGCGATAACGGTTTCGATGACATCATCAAGAACACGGTGTCTGTGCGCTTTGGTCGAGGAGAAGACCAATTGTGCGAGACCCTCCTAAACCAATTGCGTGAGGACAACTACCCAGTTGAACAAGCGCAAAAGGTCGAACCCCAGACCTTGAAAGCTTGGGTTCGCGAGCAGGTGGAACGCGGAAGCGAGTTCCCCACAGAGCTGTTTGGCGTGTACATCGGCCAAAGAGCAACCATCAAATCAGCATGAAAAAGGAAAATTGAAAATGGCTAAAAACGAATTGGCAGTGAAGAAAGAAGGCGCATTGGTCTTGGCAAATGATTTTGAGCAAGACGTTGGTGGCTTTGAAGGCATGGGACAAGAAGACTTTGCGCTTCCGTTCCTGCGTCTGTTGACCAACACTTCTCCCGAAGTCGGTGAAGTTGATGGAGCCATGCCCGGCATGATCCTCAACTCTGTGACCGGCGAGCTGTATGACGGCAAGAAAGGTATCACCGTGATCCCCTGCGCATATGTACGTCAGTACATTGAGTGGGCCCCACGTGGTAGCGGCAGTGGTGCACCCATTACCATCTACCCGGCCACGTCTGACATTTTGAGCCGCACGCACCGCGAACCGGGCGACAACAAAGACTATCTCGATAACGGCAACTACATCGAGAACACCGCCAATCATTACGTAATGGTCATCAACGATCAAGGCTTCCCAGAAGCTGCCCTGATCACCATGAAGTCCACGCAACTGAAGAAGTCGCGCAAGTGGAACAGCATGATGATGTCCACCAAGATGATGGGCGCAAACGGTCCGTTCACTCCTCCCATGTACTCACACCTGTACCGTCTGTCCTCACAAGCTGAGTCAAACGACAAGGGCAAGTGGTTTGGATGGGAGATCGAGCGCATCGGCCCGATTGAAGACAAGAGCGTGTACCAAGCCGCAAAAGCATTTGCTTCTCAAGTGAATGCTGGCGAAGTCAAGGTCAAGCACACTGACGAAGAAGTCAGCAGCGCAGGATCCGCACCGTTCTGATTTGAGGGGGCATCATGCCCCCTCTTTCTTCAATAGAGATGCCAATGGAACAACTACAAAGATTTCAGGACATATTCAGGGGACTGGATATTGCCTATGGGACATACGTAATCAAAGCGGAAAGAGGCGATGGAAAGCAAGCAGGAAAAGCCACGGTTGTTCGCAAACCACCAACAGATGACCTATGGCAGAAACACCTTGAAGGCGTTGACCCAAGTCTGGGGATTATTCCAATCCGGGCGGATAACACATGCATCTGGGGATGTATTGACATTGACCAGTATCCTTTGGACCACGAAGGACTCGTAAAAAAGATTGCGCAGTTGAAGCTGCCGCTTGTTGTTTGCCGCAGCAAATCTGGAGGTGCACATGTTTTTCTCTTCACAAAAGAACCAGCCCCGGCTCGGGACTTTCAACAGTACCTTAAAGATGCGGCGGCGCTGCTCGGCGAAGCTGGCAGAGAGATTTTTCCTAAGCAAGCCGAAATCTTGGTTGATCGAGGAGACACCGGAAACTTCCTCAACCTACCCTACTTCGGCGGTGACGCGGGAACAAGGTATGCATTCAATGGCGACGGTACGGCCGCAACGCTCGAGGAGTTCTTTGGACTATATGCGGCGAATGTCCAAGAGCTACCGCTCAATTTTCCTGAGCCGCCTAAGCAAGCGGAGAGTCCCATCAAAGATGGCCCTCCTTGTTTACAGGCTCTATGCGCACAGGGCTTCCCAGAGGGGACGCGCAATAATGGACTATTCAACATTGGGATCTATCTTAAGAGGTCCGCCCCCGGATCTTGGGAAGACAAGCTTGTGGAGTACAACATCAAGCATGTGGCTCCCCCTCTCCCGAACAACGAGGTACAAATACTTGTCAAGCAAGTCGGCAAAAAAGACTATCAGTACAAGTGCAAAGATGCGCCCCTCAACAGCTTCTGCAATTCGGGCTTATGTAGATCGCGCAAATATGGCATCGGGGGAAACGGTCCTGATGCGCCTCAAATAGCATCCCTGTCCAAGTACGCGTCCGACCCACCACTGTGGTTCTTGGATGTCAACGGCAAGCGTGTGGAGCTTGAAACAGAAAGCCTGTTCACCCAAGCTGCATTCCAAAAAGCATGCGTGGAAAAACTCAATGTGCTGCCCCCAACCCTGCGCAAACAGGATTGGGAAAACATGCTCAACGCCCTGCTCAAAGAGATGGTGGAGACAGAACAGATCGCCGAGGCCAGTGAAGACACAAGCCTGACTGGCCGCTTCATGGATCTGCTGGAAGAGTTCACGACCCACATGCAGCAAGCAATGGACCGCGATGAGATCCTCATGGGCCGACCATGGCGTGAGGATGATGAAGCCAAGACCTACTTCCGCATGAAAGATCTGGAAGGCCATTTGAAGCGCAACAACTTCGTTGGTCTCACAGCACCCAAGATGGCCCAGCGCCTGCGGGACATGGGCGGCGAGCCGATCCCACTGTTCCTCAAAGGCCGTGCTACTCGTTGCTGGCGCATACCCAGCTTTGAGAAGCAAGACGCTCCATTCCAAACCCAGACCACCCGCATCGAAGGGAGCCCATTTTGAGATACCTGAAGATTGATGGCCACGACAACGCGATCATCGGCCCGGCGTTTATCTGGCACAACCAGACACATACCTCGGTGCTTGTGTACAACGCGGAAACGATCAGGGACAACCTTGTTCGTGAAGACGGCATGAGCCTTGAAGATGCGCGTGAATTCATCGAGTTCAACATTGAGGGTGCGTATGTTGGCCCCCACACGCCCGTGCTGGTGTGGCCCGAGGACATGTGGGACGGTGAATGGGATGACTGACATCCACAAGATCTTTGGCCCACCCGGTTGCGGCAAGACAACTTATCTGCTCAACGTGGTGGACAAGGAACTGGAGGCGGATGTTTCCTCTGCAAAAATTGGCTACTTTTCTTTCACCAGAAAAGCTGCCAACGAAGCGCGGGACCGGGCCATCCAGAAGTTCCCCCAGCTCAACGCCAAGACCGACTTCCCCTATTTCCGAACCCTGCACAGCTTGGCATTCCAGTGCCTTGGCGTACGGTCCGAGGACATCATGCAGGCCGAACACTTCCGGGAGTTCGCCGCCCAAGCAGGGATTGAGCTGAGCTTGTCCCACGACACCGAGGTGGATCTGGTCAAGCCCGACAACCCGATCCTGAACGAGATCAACATCGCCCGCATCAAGGGCGAGGACTTGAAGACCCACTACAACAAGTGCGGCCTAGACATTGAATGGCACCACTTTGAGTTCGTCGAGCGGACCTACCGCCACTACAAACGTAGCAAGAATCTGTTGGACTTCACCGACCTGTTGGAGATGATCGTCAACGAGCCCGAGCGCCTGCCCATGCTGGAGGTGCTGATCGTGGACGAGGCACAGGATCTTTCCCGCCTGCAATGGATGATGGTCGAAGCCCTGACCCTGCGGTCCAAGCGGACATTTCTTGCCGGTGACGACGACCAAGCCATTTTCTTCTTTGCCGGTGCGGACGTGAAAAGCTTCCTCGCCTTTGAAGGCAGCGTCACCATCCTGAACCAGTCCTACCGCGTCCCGGCCAAGGTCCATACCTTGGCCAACAACATCGTGCGCCGCATCCGCGAGCGCCAGCCCAAGGAATGGGAGTCCCGCGAGTTCGAAGGCCTCGTCAAGACCTACCAGCGTTTTGAGGACGTGCCCGTTGAAAGCGGCCAGTGGCTCATCATGGCCAGCACCAACTACATGCTCAACCCCATCCACGAATGGCTCAAATCCATCGGGGTGCTGTTTGAGCGCAACGGCGTGCCAAGCCTGTCCCCACAGATCGCCCAAGCCGTGGTGGAATGGGAGCGCCTGCGCAGGGGCAAAGCACTGGGCTACAACAGCGTCCAGACGGTCTACCGGTACCTAGATACCAGCGCCGTGGCCCGGGGCTACAAGACATTCAAGACCGGCGACATCGATGGCCTGTACACCATCGATGAGCTGAAGGAAAAGCATGGCCTCCTGACCGATGCCGTGTGGCACGAAGCGCTCACCAAGATCGCCGACGACAAGAAGGAGTACCTGATCTCCTTGCTGCGCCGGGGCGTGAAGCTGTCGCAAGCGCCAAAGGTGCGCCTGTCCACCATCCACGGAGCCAAGGGCGGGGAGGCGGACAACGTCATGCTGCTGATGGATTTGAGCCCCAAATTCGCCAAAGAATATGCAAGCAACGCGGACAACGTCCACCGCTTGTTTTATGTCGGGGTCACCCGCGCCAAGCAATCGCTGCACCTAGTGCTGGCCAAACATACTGAAAAAGGATTCCGGTTATGAAGACAATGCCATTATTTCCTACTCTTACCGAGTGGGTCCCACCTGATACATTTCCAAATCTATCTGCTGCAAAGGAGATTGCAATTGACCTCGAAACCTGTGATCCTCACATGGAATCTTTTGGCCCCGGATGGCCTCGCAACGATGGCTTCATTGCTGGCTACGCTGTGGCTGTGGAAGGTTGGAGCGGATACTACCCTGTTGCTCATGCTGGTGGCGGTAATCTTGATAAGCGCCTTGTTGAGCGTTGGGTCCGTGATGTTCTCGCAACCCCTGCCGACAAGGTTATGCACAATGCCGCGTATGACTGTGGATGGCTTAGAGCCAGTGGATTCGATGTCAATGGTCGAATTGTCGATACCATGCTCGCTGCACCCCTCATTGACGAGAATCGATTCAACTATTCGCTCAATTCCCTCGGCTTCGACTACCTCAAGGAAGTCAAGTCGGAAGCAGCGCTCAAACAGGCCGCCGCTGACTTTGGTGTCCACCCCAAAAAGGAACTTTGGAAGCTCCCAGCCATGTATGTTGGAGAATATGCGGAGCAAGACGCGGCGCTGACCTTGAAGCTCTGGCAGCATTTCAAGATCAAGATGCGCCAAGATGAAGTCGAATCCATCTTCAACCTTGAGACCGAAGTCTTCCCAATCCTGCTGAACATGACCCAGCGCGGGATTCGCTTCCACCGGAGCAAGGCCGAGCAGTTGATCGACCAGCTCCAAAAGCGTGAGAAAGAGATCCACAAAGAGCTGCGCACAATCTGTGGATCAGGTGTGGATATCTGGGCTGCCCAATCCATCGCCGTGGCCTTTGACAAGCTTGGCGTGGCCTATGGCAAAACAGGGAACGGACTTCCCAGCTTCACCAAGGGATTCTTGGAAACCTGTGAACATCCTGTGGCTAAGTTGATCGTGGAAGCCCGCGAGACCAACAAGACGCACAGCACATTCTTGCAGCCGTACTTGGACTTCAGCGCCAAGACTGGCCGCATCCACCCGCACGTCAACCAAATGCGCAATGAAGACGGCGGCACGGTTACAGGACGGCTGTCCATGGCCAACCCCAACCTCCAGCAGGTTCCTGCCCGCCACGAAATCATCGGCCCACTGGTGCGATCGCTCTTTCTGCCCGAGAACGGCGAATTATGGGCATCAAACGATTTCAGTTCCCAAGAACCGCGACTTTTGGTGCATTACGCCCACCTCTTGGACCTGCCCGGGGCAGAACGGATGGTGGATGCCTACAACAACGATCCCAACACCGACTTCCACCAAATGGTCGCCGACATGGCCGGGATCAAGCGCAAGGCCGCCAAGACCATTGGTTTGGGCCTGATGTACGGCATGGGTAAGGGCAAGCTAGGCGGTGAGCTGGACTTGTCCGCTGAGGAGGCCTCAGAGCTGATCAACACGTTCCACACCAAGGTGCCGTTCCTCAAGGGCACGGTGAACGCGGTCATGAAGCGGATTGAACACCCAGCATCCGGCGGAGCCATCCGGACGCTTCTGGGCCGCAAGTGCCGCTTCCCCTTGTGGGAGCCGGTGGAGTGGGGCGTGAACAAGGCGCTCCCGCGTGAACAGGCCGTCATTGAGTATGGCCAACGGATCAAGCGTGCGGGCACCTACAAGGGCCTGAACAGGCTTATCCAAGGGTCGGCCGCTGACCAGACCAAAGCGGCCATGGTGGCGCTCGCCAAGGCCGGGTTCAACCCCATCTTGCAAGTACATGATGAGCTGGCGCTGTCTGTCAAGAATCGGGAGGAGGCACAGGCTGCTGCCGAGATCATGGCCAATGCTGTGCGCTTGGAAGTTCCCAGCCGCTGTGACGTAGAGGTCGGCCCGAGCTGGGGTGAGGCCAAATAAGTGGTTGCAGGGGCTGGAATCGCACCAGCGGTCTTCTGGGTATGAGCCAGACGGGATACTGCTTCCCCACCCTGCGGTACTAGGTCTCAACGATCAAAATCTTAACAGCTTCTTGAATTTCTGCCAAAAGCTGGTGCCAGTAACAGACGCATCTTCAAACAAATCAAGCTGCGTGATCGTGAACCTGTACTCGCCCTTGCCCCTCCCGGGGACAAGGACCGCTTCAATCTTGCTCTCGTTGGCCAGCCCCAACCCACAACGGCGGACCATGGAAATGGGCAGCGTTGTAAAGGCTGCAATCTCCGAAGTCTTCATCGAGTAATTGTTCGTGCGTAACGCACCGAGGAACACGGCCCGGACCTCCGCCGGGGCCATCTTGACTGGCATGGGCTTGATCATCGCTCGCGGCCTTCCAGACGGTCAGCCACCAAGGTAGCGTAGCCAGCAATATCGACCCAGTGATCGGTCACATCAGGGTTGCCGTTGACGATGCGGCCAATCTTGTGCACGATCATCTCCAACGCTTCCCACTGGTCATCAGCGAAAGCCTTGCCGTGCCTTGCAGCATGCTCGGCCATGGACCGCTTGATCGCCTGCATCAAAGCAGCGCCATCTTTAAATTTGCCGTAGTCTTTGGCCCGGGTGTCCAAAGTCTTGTCCACGTTATCCCCAAAAGCCCAGTCCGGCAAACGTGGCTCAGGCATCGGGACCATTTCAGGCGGAGCAAAGACTCCGATCTGATGAACACCGGCTTTGCCGGGTTCGTGGTTGTCCAGCGCCTTCTTGCGCAACTGGTATCCAAGGGATGGGGTGATGCCAAACTTCTTGGCCACTGTCCCCACCTTGGCATTGGGATGGTCCATGATGTACTCCATGAACTTGACTGACTTGCTGCTTTGCTTTCTCATACTGGTGCGTCCTCTTTTTGTTGAAAACCGGCTTTGCCGGGTTCGGTTAATAAATAGTACCTTCGTGTTTTCTCGGCATTACCACTATGCTTTCTATGAAGCATTTCCAAAATTCTTGGATCTACGCGCTCGAACGGATTCCACGCGTTTCTCTCGATAGATGTTGAAACGATCTCGTCCCTCTTCTTTGATCTGCTCGGACGGGACTGCTGTTTCTTCGGTTGTGAACTTGTGTCCATTTGCACACTCTCTCCTTCTTCTGTATCTAACAGGACTGGACCGCGTTTCAAGGATCACGGACCACGCGCCACATTCAGGGCA